ACCTACACGGCCATGATGACCGACACGCTGATGGAGGGCTGAGATGAAAGAAAAAATCGCAAGATGGTACGAGCAAGGACTGTGGACTGCCGGCATGGTGCGCAGCGCCGTAAAAAAGGGCATCCTCAGCGCGCGGGACTACGAAGAGATCACCGGCGAAAAATACGCCGATGATAAATAAATTTTGAACAAAGAAAAGGAGAACAAAACTATGACTACTACTCGTATCGCCTCTGACGGCAAGCCCATCAAGGTCACCGACATCCCCGCGGGCCTGAGCGAAAACTCGGGCATCAAGAACAGCATCGTGCAGCCCGTCATGGCGCGCGACATTTCCCGCGCCGGCACGGAGATATATGTCGCCCCCTGCTACAAACTCACCTATGACGCGGACGGCTACTGCGTCAAGATGACGACCTGCTCCATCCCCGAGGACATCGCGGAAAAGCTCGCGGAGCTGAACAAGTAAAAAAAGCCGCCCCGAGGGCGGCAAATTGACAAAGCGCGGCAGACTGTGCTATAATTCGCCTGCCGGTAAGAACGGCAAGGTTGTCCACTTCCTGCAAAGGAGGTGCGCGATGGTTACATACGCTGATATGTTTACATATTCGCTTGTGCTCATCGGTCTTGCGTCTCTGATCTTCACGGTCACAAGACATAAGAAATAACCGCCCACCATAGCGGTAAGCGGCGTTTCCTTCGAGCTATAAACTCACTGAGGGACGACCGCCACCAGCAATGGCAGCCGTTCTTACTGGCCTAAATATAGCACACCTAAAGCCGCTTTGTCAAGCAAGACAAGGCGGCTTTTTTCGCGCCGCCGGAAAGAGAGACAACGCCTATGGAAAGTTTATCGAAATTAGCGGCGCTGTGCTCGGAGATCACGGTCATTCTGGCCGCGCTGGCGATGCTCATTAAGCCCATCCGGAGCAAGCTGCTGGGGCTGGACAAGCTGACCGATGCGCTCAAGTGCCAGCTCCGGCACGACATGCTGCACACCTACTACAAGAACCGCGAAAGCCAGACGATCCGCCAGTATGAGCTTGAGGATTTCATCTACCTTTATCGGGGCTACAAGGCCCTCGGAGGCAACAGCTTTATTGACCGTATCAAATCAGAGATCGACGAATGGGAGGTGCTCTCGTGAGAGACGTCAAGGGCGCTACCTCGGAAGAGGTGCGCATGATAAAGGCCATCCAGCGCTCCGTCGGCGCGCTGGACAACGGATGGATCGGCAACCAGACCTTGAGCGACATCGCGGCGAAGCTCGGCGCGGACTGCTGGCCCCTTAACGTCGAGCTGTACGGGCAGCCCTGCATCCTCGCGCGGGACATCGAGCCCGTCAACATGAGCGGGCCGCTGCCGCGCAACGCCATCTCGGGGAGCTTTTCGTGGCAGGGCGCGCCGTGCAGCATCCTCGTGCGCGGCGGCAAGGTCGTGCGCGGCATGAGCTGTCACTATCCCCGCCCCGAGAGCGTGCTCTATAAGACCACGGACGGCGCGGTGCGCATTGCCCGCGTCTCCTCGGCGGCGGCGCTGGGCAACGTCGTGTGGGCGGTCGGCGGGCTTGGTCTGCTCGGTAATTATAACCCTGCCGCAGAGGGCTTCACCGGGGCGTACAGCGACGTGCTGCGCAAGACCAACCACACCGTGCTCGGCTACAAGGGCGGGATGCTCTACGGTGTGTGCTGCAAGAGTATGACCGCGCAGCAGGTCAACGCGCTGTGCCGGGACAAGCTCAAGCTGGAATACGCCGTCATGTTAGACGGCGGGCACGTCGCCGCCATCAACGGCGCGTGCAGCAAAATCAACACACAGACGCGGCAATTTTATGCCGTGCGGTTTTTTTAAAGGAGGCAAAAAAATGCAAAATCGACTTGCCAATCTGCTCACGGTTAAGAGCATCGTAACCATCGCGCTCACGGCGGTTTTTTCGGTACTCGCCCTGCGCGGCACCATCAGCGGAACGGAGTTTCTGACGATCTTCACCGTGGTCATCGGCTTCTACTTCGGCACGCAGACTGAAAAGAAGAAGAATGAAGAGGTTTCTTGACACCCTGACCGCGTGGGAGGGCGCGGTGCGCGGCGACACGATACACAAGCGCATCGTGGACGCCTACAACAGCTATCTCCCGCACCCGCGCGGCTACAGGCTCACCTATTCGGACGACTACTGCGCGGCGATGGTGAGCGCGGCGGCGATCCTCTGCGGTCTGACGGAGTTCATTCCCATCGAGTGCAGCTGCGGGGAGCAGGTGAAATGGTATCAAGCGCGCGGCCAATGGATCGAGGACGACGCGCACATCCCCGCAGTCGGCGAGCAGGTCTTCTACTGCTGGAACGACCGCAAGGACTACGCCCTCACGGACTGCACCGGCGCGCCCAACCACACCGGCATTGTGACCGCCTGCGACGGGCAGAAAATCACGGTGTTCGAGGGCAACAAGGGGAGCCGCCACGAGTGCGCCTACCGCGTCATTCCCGTCAACGGGCGGTATATCCGGGGCTTCGGCGTGCCGAAATACCCCGCGGAAAAGCTCACGTTAGTGCGTGGCGACAAGGGCGAGGAAGTCAAAAAGTTGCAGGAATTTCTCAACACCTGCGGGTACGAGCTGGATGTGGACAACTCCTTCGGCCCCGCGACGCAAAGGGCGTGGAGCGAGTACCTCGCCGCGTACATCCTCAAGGCCCTAAAATGATTTGTGCCCGATTCGGGCACGGAAAGGAAAACCGGTGGGAAGTCTGCAACACTTCCCCTCGCGTGGGCGCCTGCAAGCCGTGGTGCCTCTATGGACACACAGCACAGAGAGATCCGCGCTCAACTTTCCGCGATGGCTCCGCGCAGGGCCATTTCCTACATTCGTTCCTTCGACCTGCCGCCCGACGAGGCCGCGAGCCTCATCGAGTGCGACGTGCGCGGGCGGTCCTGCGTGCAGGCGGCGGAGCTGCTCCACCTCAGCGTGGACGGCCTCGCCAAGCTGCGCCGCCGCGCCTACCACAAAATCGCAGACGGACAAAACGAGAGCACCGACTAATCGTCGGCGCTCTCTTTTTTTATGGGCAGGGCAGTTTGAGGGCAGAACGCGGGCAGTTTTTAAGGGAGAAAACGCGGTACGATAGAGGCAGAACAAAAGGAGGTGCAGCGCATGAATTATCCCGCAGGCAATCCATACCAGCCCTATTACCCCTATCCTGCGCCCACAGCGCCCGTCCTGCGCGCTTCTGCGGCCCCGAGGTATGAAATCATCCATGTGACCGGCAGACGCGGCGCAGAGGCCCTGCAAATGGCTCCCAACAGTTCCGTGCTCGCCCTCGACGACACCGCGCCCCTCGTCTGGCTCTGCCGGACCGACGGAGCCGGCTACCTCACCGTCACGCCCTTTGACATTGCCCAGCACGCTGAGCCCCCCGCGGTGAATGTGGACGACCTCAGCGCGAGACTGACCAGATTGGAGGAGATGTTAAGTGCCCACCAACCCGATGCTGAGCCTGCTAAACCCGCAGGCAAGCGCCGCACCGACAGCAGCAGCGCCGAGCAGTCCTGACATCAGCGGGGCCGTTGGGCTCTACAAAGCCTATCAGGCCGCGCGCAATCCCATCGCCGCACTGGAGCAGATGGCACAGTCCAATCCAATACTCGCGCAGCTCCGGCAGGCGCAGCAGGGCGGCACCGATATGAGCGGCGCGTTCTACGCGCTCTGCCAGCAGCAGGGCGTCGACCCGCAGACGATCCTCGCGCAGTTCCAGTGATCCAGACGGGGTGCACACCGTTCGGAAATATATTTTTCGGAGGTAATCAACAATGACGGAAGGTCTTTCCCCTGCCGACATCGCCGCTGTTCAGGGCGGCGGCTTCGGAGGCTTCGGCAATGAGGGCCTGTGGCTCTTTGCCATCCTCGCCCTGATGGGCGGCGGCTTTGGCAACTGGGGCAACCGCGGTACCGGCGACCGCAACGCCACGGTCGGCGACGTTCAGCGCGCCACCGACTTCGCGGCGCTCGAGCGCCAGAACAACGAGACCGTCGCTGCCGTGCGTCAGGCTGCCTATGACAACCAGGCCGCGGTCAAGGACGGCAATTACAACATCCTCGGCGAGCTGCGCGATCTGCAGGCTGCCACGGCCGAGGGCTTTGCGCATCAGCAGGAGTGCTGCTGCAACATCCTCCGCGGCATCGACAGCGTCAACTACAATGGCGCGCTCAACACCGCGAGCATCAACGCCAACACCACCGCGCAGACGCAGAAGATCCTCGACGCCATCGCGGGCAACCGCATGGCGGACATGCAGAACCAGATCAACCAGCTCCAGCTGCAGGCAGCGCTGTGCGGCATCCCCCGCACCACGCCCTACGGCTACGGCATCGTGCCGCAGTTCGCGGTCGCCGGCTGCGGCGCCTACAACAACGGCAACATCTAAACCATTTTCTCCGCAAGGGGAATATGGTAACGCCCTATTTGGCGAGGCAAGGCGGGGCGGCAACAGCTGCTCCGCCTTTCAAAATTTTATGAAAGGATCGAATCAATATGAGTAAGTCTGCGATCTATACCACCAACGTCAGCGCACCGACCGTCGCGGTCGGCGGCATCGTGCCGTTTGGGACCACCACGCGCCGCTACGGCTGCAACATCCGTCAGGATGGCAACGCTATCACGCTCTGCGGGCAGGGCTATTACCTCGTCAACATCTCCGCGACGCTCGCTCCCACGGCGGCCGGCACAGTCAGCCTGGCCGCGCAGAAGGACGGCGTGGCCATCATCGGCGCGACCGCGTCTCAGACCGTCGCGGCGGCCGGCATCGCCAACCTTGACATCACGGCCATCGTGCGCAACGCCTGCGGCTGCGAGAGCTCGCTCCTGTCGCTGATCCTCGGCGGCGTGGAGTCGGTCGTCAACAACCTCGCGGTCACGGTCGAGAAACTGTGAGGTGCAGCATGGAGATGCTGACCAGAGATCACGTTAAAGCCTATAAAGACAAGATCAAGGGCGCGCTCGTTGAGTACATGGCTATGCCCGCCAGCGAGCGCTCCTCCGGCGCGATCCGCGCCATGCTCGAGGGCTGGATGCTGCTCGACGAGGTGGAGCCGAGCCTGTGCGGCTGCGGAGACTTTACCCAGGCGGACGCCGAGAAGTGGGCGCAGCACATGCGCAACACGGACGGCAGCACCGGCGCGCACTGGAGCATGGAGCAGACCGCCTCGCTCGCCGAGAGCCTCGGCGTGAGCCGCGACGAGGTCTCGCCCTGGTGCTGGTGGATCGCCGTGAACATGATGTACTCCGACTATTACGGCGTCGCCTCTCACTTTGGCGTCGCCACGCCGGAGTTCTTCGCGGAGCTCGCCCGCGCCTTCCTCCTCGACGAGGACGGCCCCGGCCCGAAGCCCAAGATGTCGGCCTACTACTGCGGCATCGTCAAGGGCAAAGACTGATTGTCTGTGTTCGCCGCTGTGTTCACAGCACGCCCCATAACGGGCAAAAACGGGCAGAAACGAGCAAGATGAAAGTTGAGAAAAAGCTTGATATTGCTGGAAAATCCAGCAATATCAAGCTTTCCCTTTCTACAACGAACGAGAGGAGGAAACTCTATTTCGCCCCTTGCATATCAGGCATTCTGCGCATTTTGTGTTTGCAACTGTGTTCACAGGCTTAGTCAAAAGCTCTTTTTCATCTTCTCCGCTGCGGCGGCGATCGCGTCACCGTAGACGTGCGTATAGATGTCCATTGTCGTGGACAGCTTCGCATGACCGAGCAGCTTCTGCGCCGTCTTTGGGTCTACGCCAGCCTCAAACAGTGCGGTTGCGTAGCCGTGCCGGATCTGATGCAGAGAGACCGTCACGCCGCTGGCGGCGCAGTACGCCTTGTAAAGCTTGCGGAAATCGCCATCTGTCAGCAGCGAGCCGTCCGGCTCGGCAAACAGATACCCTTGCGGCAATTTTTTCGGCAGAAGCGCATCCAAGGCGGGCAGGAGCGGGACCTCTCGCACACCGGCGGCTGTCTTTGGCTCCTTGATCTTCGCGCCGTGGTCGTAATAGACGGACCGGCGGATATGCACGCGCATGGCTTTGCGGTCAATGTCGGCTCCGGTTAAGGCCTGCGCCTCGCCCCTGCGGCAGCCGGTGTAGTAGATCAGCGCCGGGAACAAGCCAAAGGGCAAATTCGTGGATGCCTTGATCTTGGCGATCTGGTCTTTGTCGGGGGCCTCGCGCCGCGTCTGCGGGAGATTGCGCGGCACGCGGACGGCCTGTGCCGGATTGTAATTCGTTTTTCCCTGCAGCTCCGCCCAGCGCAGGATCTGGCGGATAACCTGCAGCTGCATGGCGACGGTCTTTCGTGCCCGCGCGGCGGCGAAGTCCCGAATAAATGCGTCGATCTCTTTGGCGGTTATACTGCCGACCTGCCGCGCCCCAAATTCCTCCACGGCTCGGTGCAACGCCGGCTTATAGTTTTTCACCGAGTTCGGCTCGAGCTTCGGCTCGGCTTCATCCCACCACTGCTCTGCGATCCTCGAGAAGGTCGTCTCCGCGTCGATCTCCGCTTGCAGCTGGGCTCGGTCAAACGCCTTGACCTTTTCCCATACTTCCTTGTCGGTTTTCCCGCGGAAGGCCTTGCGCTTGCCGTTGATGCGGAGGATCGTCTCATGCAGACCGTCCGGTCGGATATAATAGCTGGGATATTTTGGCATCGCGCCGCCTCCCTTCGCGAAAAATGGAACGGCCGCCGCCATGCCGGGCGGCGGCCTTTTGCGTCATGTCTCTACTGTATCGTCTCGGATTTCCGCGGGAAATTCTGCGATTTCGTTGTCCGAAAACCCCGCGTCAGCCAAAAACGATTTGCGCTTTTCTACGGCATTGTCGGTCAGATCATTGACTTTGCCGAGGTATTCCTGAAATTTGTCATAATCGGATGCTTCGCCGCCGTCAATATAGTCCTTTATGGCCTCGCACACAACGCGCGCGTTTGCCGTGTACGCGCGCGCAGCGCCGACATAGAGGATAGCCTGCTGAGTGTCGGTGTCAAAGCTGTCGAGCGAATCTTGGCTGGATTGAAGCACTGCAATCATAACGCCAAGGACGTCTGTGTCACCTCTGTCGGCGGCATCTGCGACAACATCGTCGAGGGCCTGCAGCTGATCGCTTGCGGTTGTGACGACCGCCCACACTTGAGAGTCTAACTCCTTAGCGGCGATCTGGGACTCCGTCTCCGCCGGCTCGCCGCAGGCGGTCAGGGTAAAAGCGAGGGCAAGCGCGAGGACCATTGCAAGAAACCGCTTCATGGCTTTGCCTTCTTTCCGTGCCCGAATCGGGCACAATTTTTTATATTTTCCCGCAGGTTAACGGGAATTTAACGGTTTCTCTACCTTTTTCGACAGAATCTTGTCAAAAAAGGTGCTATGGTAAAAGTACACGCAGGTGCTCCGGAGGTGTCAGCTCGCCTGCGCAGGCCCCGTCGTCAGTTGCAGGGGCGGCGGGGCCGCTTTACAATGGAATATCTGGCCGGTCTAAAATACGAGTAAAGAGAGGTACATAGACATGTCAGATCAGCACAGCGCGCCGCAGGACTTGACCGAGTTACACCAACGCCTTATCGAGAAATACCGGCGGCTTACGCCGGAAAACCGTGGGCGTCTCATGGCCTATCTTGAGACGATAGCAGCAGGTCCAGATATTCCTCCAGCTTTTCCCGATTCCGCGCGCTGAGCGCGTCATACCCGGCCAGCAGCCTGTCCTCCTCCGAGGGCGGGCTGCTTTCGTTTTGCTCGCCGAGCAGGTCGGACGTGGTCACGCCGAGGTACTGCGCGAGCAGCTGCACCTTTGAGACGGACGGAACAATCCCCTGCGCGACCTGGCTCATCAAGCTCTTGCCTGCACCACTTTCTCGGCAGGCAACCGTAGGGGCAACGCCTTTTATCGCACAGTATTTTTTTACATTTTGCACAAAGACGTTTGCATCCATTCGAGCAACTCCTAATCCAATATTTGAGATTTTGCACAAAGTTTCAAAAATGAGATATTACGGTATTGACAATCCAAAATATTGGATTTAAGATAGGCATACAAGGTAAACGCAAGGTTTACACGAAAGGAAAGGAGGTGCGAAGCGGTGAAGCGCTTCGACGGATCATGGGCACAGCTGATTCTTTCATTTGTGGCCCTGTTTGTGTCGTTGGCGGCATTCGTTTTCAGCTATTTCGTTTAGGCGAAAAAGCTCTTTACAAAGGACGCGAAGGACATGAGAATCGCCGCAACCGAGATCCAGAACGAAATTTTAGAGCGAAGCTCGCTGGAGAGTGTTAGGTTTGATGCCTCCAGCGCGGCGCGGCCTTTGTCGGAGATCTTATACGCAGTGGCCGTTAAGCTTATGATAACCGGGGACACCAGTCCACGGTCTACGAGAGACCGGCACCGTTCCTGGTCATAGCTCGGCGCAGTCAGGAGCTTATCGACCAGCACCGGCGAATCCTGCTTTTCAAACCATTTCAGGAGCTTGCGCTCCGGTTTGCTCAAAAGGTCCATAGCGGTCCATCCCTAAAGCAGTAAACTTACAATTTACTGTATATCACAAATTTCACGCAAAATCAAGAGAAAGGACGTGACAAGAATTGACAAGATTCCGCATCCGGGAGCTGCGCGAGGCGCGCGGAGTAAGCCAGTACGGACTGGCCCGCCGGCTCGGCGTGACCAAGATGGCGGTCAGCCGGTGGGAGAGCGGTGCGGCCATGCCGACGGCGGACAAGCTGCCGACCATCGCCGCGCTGCTGGAGTGCGAGGTCGGCGACCTCTACGACGACGAGGCGCTGCGCGCGGCGAGCGAGGCGGCGAGGGCCGCGGTGGCGGCCAAGGGCGCGGCAGACGCGAGAGCGCTGGCCGCAGGAAAATGAGGAGGTGAGGACATGCGAGAGCGCGAGGCGTTCCGAGACCAGCTGCAATCTCTGCGCGAGCAGTTTGCCGGACAAGAGGTGCTGACGCTGGACCAGAGCAGCAAGCTCCTCGGGCTTGACCGCGCGGCGCTGCTCGGCGACAAGGATTTTCCGGCGAAGAAGGTCGGCAAGAAGTACATTATCCCCATCGTGCCGCTCGCGCGGTGGATGGCTACCTGGTAGCTTGACATTACCACAAAGGAGGAATGAGAACAATGGCAGCGTTATACCCAAATATCTATCAAAGAGGGCGAAAAACGACCCTTTTGACGCAGGAGGAGGCCGCGGAGCGGCTGGGCATCTCGCCCGAGACCTTGAAGCGCTACGAGACCGGGAGACTCACACCATCGGACGAGACCGTGGCGCGGATGTGCGAGGTCTACGGCGTGAGCTGGCTGGCGCTGGAGCACGCGAAGGCGACCGACCGGCTCGGCATCCTGCCGGAGCTGGAGCCAAAGCCCCTGCCGATGGCGACCATCTCGCTGACCAACCGCCTGCGCGACGCAGCGGACCGGCTGGCCGGACTGCTGCGCATCGCCGAGGACGGCGTGATCGACGACGCGGAGCGCCCGGAGTTCGACAACATCGTGCAGGACCTGCGCGAGACCATCGCCGCGGCGTATCAGGTGATCTACGCGGACGGCGCAAAAAAAGAACGCCCCGAGGCTGGCACCTCGAAGCGTTCCAGTTTCCAAGGTAGGAGTCTTGAAAACCATTGCACAAACAGTATATCGCAGAAAAAGACGAATGTCAACACCTTCCGAGGGGAGGCGAGAGCATGACGGGACTGGACATCTTCCTGATCCTCGTCGGCGTCACGTCTCTCACGGAGCGGCTGATGAAGATCATCATCTATTTGGATGGAGGAAAGTATGGGAGACGCAAGGATCGTTATACGTGAGCGGGGGTATTTTTCGCTGCCTCGAAGTGCCGCACAGGACGACCGGCTTGCGCTGGAGACGCGCGGCCTGCTGGCATTGATGCTGAGCCTCCCGCCCGATTGGGACTACACCGTGACCGGCCTTGCCGTCAAGGCCGGCTGTGGCCGCGATAAGATGCGCCGCATGGTGCGTGAGCTGGAGGCGGTCGGGTATCTGGTCCGCGAGCAGGCCCATGACGAGGGTGGGCGATTTGACGGCAACGTCTATGTTCTGCAGGAAACACCACCGTTGTCGGGAAAACCAGACAACGGTGAAACTGCCCGCGAAAGCCCGACACCGTTGGACGGGTTTTCAGTCAACGGTGAGGAGGATAATTCCACCGTTGTCGGGAAACACCGACAACGGTGTGAACCGTCAACGGCTGAGCCGTCGACGGGTTTCAAGGCGGAACAGATTAGAGAAGAAAAGATTATGGATAGAAATATACCCCCCTATAATCCCCCCAAGGGGGACGGCGCGGAGCCGAGAAAACAGCGCAGCAAAACGACGCCGACATGGAAGCCGGAGCGCTTCGAGGGCTTTTGGGCCTACTACCCCCGCGGGGAGAACCGCATGGGCGCGGTGCGCGCCTGGGACAAGCTCAAGCCCGACGACGCGCTGATCGAGACCATCGGCCGCGCGCTGCAGGTACTCAAGGCCTCGCCCGCGTGGCGGGACGGCGTCGGCATCCCGTATGCCTCGACCTTCCTCAACGGCCGGCGCTGGGAGGACGCCACGGCCAAGCGGCCGGCGCAGAGCGCCAAGGCGCAGACGGTGCGCCGCATCGAGCAGCCGCCGGATAGTCAGGACGGAGGGTGGACATGGGCCGAGTAGACGCGAAATCAGGCAGGAAGTCACCAGAAAGGAGGCGGCAAGGTGATACCATTCCCGGATAAGAAATACAGCATCATCTATGCCGACCCTCCGTGGAGCTATCAGAACCGCGGCACCAGAGCGGCAGCCTCCAAGCACTACGACACAATGACCATCGAGGACATCAAGCACATGGGCGTCGGAGCTGCGGTGGGGGGTATTGCTAACGAAGACTGCGTGCTTTTCATGTGGGCGACCTTCCCCATGCTCCGCGAGGCCCTCGACGTGATCGAGGCGTGGGGCTTCACCTACAAGACCGTCGCCTTCAACTGGGTAAAGCAGAACAAAAGCGGCACCGGCATCTTCATGGGGCTCGGAAACTGGACGCGCAGCAACTCGGAGATCTGCCTGCTGGCGACCAAGGGCAAGCCGAAGCGAGTCAGCGCCAGCGTCCACAGCGTCATCCTCTCCCCGCTTCAGCAGCACAGCCAGAAACCGGGCGAAGCCCGCGACAAGATCGTCGAGCTGATGGGCGACCTGCCCCGCATCGAGCTTTTCGCCAGAGAAGCAGCCACGGGATGGGACGTGTGGGGTAACGAAGTGCCGCCGCAGAGTGAGAACGGAGGGTGGACATGGGCCGAGTAGACGCGCAGCCGAGCGCCGGTTTGGAAGCCGAGCGCGCCGTGCTCGGCGCAATGCTGATCGACGAGAGCATCGTCAGTCAGGTGCTCGCCGAGGTGGACGAGCGCGACTTTACCAGCACAGCCAACCGGATGATCTTCCAGGCGGCGCGCGAGGTGTTCCGCGAGGGCGGGCACGCCGACGCCATCACGATCAACGCGAAGCTCGGCTATGCCTCCGGCTCGCCGCAGCAGCAACAGCTCATTGACCTGATGGAGGTCACGCCCACGAGCGCGAGTTGGCGCGAATATGCGCAGCTTATGCGCGAGCAGGCGGCGCTGGGCCGCATCCGCGCCCTCTCGGCGCAGATCAACGGCGCGGCTACGCTCGACGACGTCCGTCCGCTGCTCTCGGAGCTGCAAGCGCAGATGACCTCGCGGCGCGGCGTGAAGGTGGTGCCGATGCTGGAGCTTTTGCAGGATTTCTCCGTCCGCCACGCGAGCGGCGCAGCCGCGGACTATGTGGGCTTCGGGCTGGACGTGCTTGACCACAACAGCTTTATCCGGCGCGGCGACGTGGTGGTTCTCGGCGGCTACCCGAGCGACGGCAAGACCGCGCTCGCGTTGATGATGGCCTATCACATGGCCAAGACGCTCAAGGTCGGCTTTTTCAGCCTCGAAACGTCCGCCGGCAAGATCGGCGACCGCATCGTGACGCAGGGGATGCGCATCGACTTCGACGCGATCAAGCGCAGCCGCCTGACCGACCGCGACTGGGGCACCTTCGCGGTCTGCTCGGAGGACGCGGCCAAGCGCCGGCTTGACGTGATCCAGGCGAGCGGCATGACCGCGGGCGACATCATGGCGGAGTCCATCACCTACGGCTACGACGTGATCTTTGTGGACTACGTCCAACTGGTCGTCCCCGAGGGCAACCCGCGCGACCTGCGCAGCGAGCAGATGGCGACCGTCAGCCGCGCGCTGCACACCTTCGCCCAGAGCCGCGGCGTGCTGGTGGTGGAGCTGGCGCAGCTCTCGCGCCCCGAGCGCGGGGCATGGCGCGCGCCGGATATGCACGACCTCAAGGAGACCGGCCAGTTCGAGCAGGACGCGGACCTGATTGTGATGATCTACCGGCCCGACCCGCAGCAGAACTACTCGCAGGAGAAGTGCCGCGTCATCCAGATCGCCAAGAGCAAGGAGGGCCGGCGCGGGAAAGGCGTGTTTGCCTTTGACGGCAGGCACCAGACCTTTGCGCCCTACACCCGCGATGACGAGAAGGGCCGGAAGGAGAAAACGGACGGCGAAGCGCCCGGTCAGATGGCGCTTGAGGAAGTGCCAGAGGACGAGAACGCGCCGTTCTGAAAAAAATCGAGAGAAAGAGAGAAACGACATGCCAAGAATCGGAGATACCCACGCCATTTTGGCGGACATCGGCGCGGCCATCGGCCCCGGACATCGGGAGCTTCCGCGGCTGCTGCCCGGCCGCATCGTGTACATCAACCGCGCGCACCGCTGGTATCTCGTCGAGGCCGACCTCGGCGACGGCGTCAAGGTCCGCGAGGGCTTCAAATTTTGAGAGAGAAACAGGAGAACGACATGAAAACCATTGCGATCATGAACAACAAGGGCGGCGTCGGCAAGACCGTCACCGCCATCAACCTCGCAGAGATCCTCGTGCATGACTACGGAAAGCGCGTGCTGCTGATCGACTGCGACGGACAATGCAATCTGACGAACTTTTACAAGCCGGGTTACGACCCCGACTCGGACAGCAACGTTGCAACGCTTTTGCTTGGCATGGCGGAGCCGCTCTGGAGCGATTCCGCCATCACGCTCTCGCCGTCGATGCTGCTTGTCCCCGCATCCTCGGAGCTCTATGACATCGACTGCAACGCGCTGCGCGAGGGTATGCGGCGCACGCGTGTTCTGTATGATTTCGTCCGCGCGGCGGAGGATGACAACGGCGCGGACTACTGCATCCTCGATTGTCCCCCTGGGTATACCGTGGCGAGCGTCAACGCGCTGTTTGCCTGTGACGAGGTGATTGTCCCCGCAAAGATCGACGGTTTTGTCTTTGACGGCCTCGAGAGCGTGCGCGCTCAGATCCGCAGCCTGCGTCGTGCGCGTCCCGACGTGCGGATTGCCGGTGTGCTCGTCACAATGCGGAACAGCAGCGAGGTCGTGCGCGAGGGCGAGACCTTGCTGCGCCAACGCGGGATCCCGGTCTTTGAGCAGGTCATTCGGCGCACGGATAAGGTCGTGGAAACCACGTTTGAGAAAAAACCGTTGATCGACTACTGCCCGCGGAGCGTGGCGACGCAGGACTACCGCCGCTGGGTGGCGGAATATCTCGGAGAGGAGCTTGGTCATGGCGAAGTTTGACATCACGAAATTCGCGGCGACGCTGCCCGAGGCCGTGCCCGAATCGGGCATGACGCGCGAGATCCCGGTGGGCGACATCCTCGACAATCCGCGCAACTTCTACCCGCGCCCGGACAACAACGCGCTCGGCGCGCTGATGGAGTCCATTCAGGCCAACGGCCTGCTGGAGCCGCCGACCGTCGTGCCGGCAGAGGACGGTAAATATCGCCTGATCTCCGGCCACAGCCGCATGGCGGCGCTGCGGCTGCTCGCGGCAAATCAAGACGAGGCCGTCGCGAAGCAGTTCGCCTCGGTGCTCTGCCGCGTGCTGCCCGCGATGACGGAGGAGCAGGAGCTGTGCGCGGTGATCGAGGCAAACCGTCAGCGCGTGAAGTCCAACGCGCTGCTCGCGCAGGAGGCAGAAAAGCTCAAGGAAACCTACATCCGGCGCAAAAAGGCCGGCGAGAAGTTCCCGGTCGGGCTGCGCGACTGGATCGCTAAGGAGATGCAGATCAACGCGACGAAGGTCGGCAACCTGCAGGTCATTAAAAAGGGCCTCAAGGTGCCGGGCATCATCGCCCGGTGGGAGGCGGGCGAGCTGCCCGAGGCCGCGGCGCTCGAGATCTCCCGCATGGACGACGAGACGCAGTATCGTCTGCTTGACTGGATGATCGACAACAGTCGGAGCTATTCCATCAAGGATGTGCAGGAGTTCGTTAAGAGCCGTGAGGCGGGCGCGCAGGCGTCGGAGGACGAAAAGTACATTGAGCTGTTGACACACATGCGCGATAGCCTCGAACAGACCTTGCGGGACTGTGCCGATCGGCAAGCCGGTATTCTGGCCTTGAAAAAACGTTTCCGGTGGGCCGGCGGCGGGTCGAGTGAGGGCGGATTTAATGGGACCCCTAAGGGGCTGGCGCTATACGGCGAGGATAGAAAGCGCATCCTGCGTCCGTGGGCAACCGTGTGGGATATGCTCGCCGTCATGCGGCTGCAGGACGGCCCAGCGCCGAGCAGCAAAGCGGCAAAGGCCCCGCGGGAAACCGTTGAGCCAAGGTGTGGCGAAGGTGAAGCGCGGCTTTCGCTTGTGTGGCATGATTCGGGCGTTAAACCGCCGGAAGGCGCGCACATCGTTTTTATCGACGAAAACGGAGTAGCAGACGAGGACGTATACGTCAGCGGCAGGCTGGAAAGCGGATGGGCCGATTGGGAGGAGGTCGTTCTCTGGACGCTGTACCCGGACGATCCCGCACAGCCCGAGACGGCGAGCGGGCCGGAGTGGCTGCCGCTCGACGCGGAGCACTGGCCGACCGAGGGCGCGCTGGTCGTGCTCAGCTATGAGACCGGCCTCGGCGGCAGCAGCTACCTTGTGGCCCGCTGCGCCGGCGGCGCGGATGATGAGTACCCGTTTATCTCGACGGACGCGGGGACCACGGTCGACGACATCGTCGAGTGCCGCTGCGACCGCTGGATGCCGCTTGCCGAGTGCGGCCGCGGCAAGGAGGGCGCATGAAAAACGCTTACGCAAAGGAGCAGGCGGAGCTGCGGCGGCAGCTGCTCAATTACGGGGCGCTGGTCGGGCAGCAGTTCAACGTGGACATGATGTGCCTTGCCCTCAACGAGGAAGGCTTTGGTCACGACCGGATCATGCGCATTATCCACCGCGCGGAGAAGCACGGCGAGTATTTTCACGAGTGCCTCGCCTACGGTGTGGAGAGCGACGCGCGGTTCGAGCAGCTCGACCAGCGGCTCCGGTACATCTGCCGCGACCACCCGGAGGACTTTGTGCCGCGTGAGGAGCGCTACCCCAACGTCAAGGTGCCCGGCATGGGCAAAAAATTCAAAGCGGAACCGATAGGAGGATGAGCATGAAAAACGAAGAGATCGTCAGGGCGCTGCGGTGCATTTCCACCGCAGGCGGAGAGAATGCCTGCGAGCATTGCCCGTACTGGAAGGAAGAGAAAGTCCCGGAAGAAGAACGGCCCATATACGGAGCCGACACCTGGCATTCATGTGATGTCGACCGCGTCGGACTGGACGGCGCGGATTTGATCGAGCGCCTGACCGCGCGCTGCGCGCGGTACGCCGAGGAGATCGCCGTGGCGCAGGAGCGGACACGGTGGATCCCCGTGACGGAGCGGCTGCCGGAGGTCTCTAACTCGTGGGGAGTATCGGATATTGTCTTGTGCATCATTAGCGATCCTTCCGGATACCCACCGCCGAATCCGGGATTGTGTGTATATTTGGAGGACGGAAGGTGGACGTGCCACGGGCAGATTGTGCGGGTCACGCATTGGATGCCGCTGCCGGCGCCGCCGGAGGAGGAAAGGTAAATGAAAAGACTGACAAGAAGGATTAACGGCGTTGTGGTCTACGTTGGCGCAAAAAATCCTTACTCGACCGGACAGATCCCCTGCGAGGTTGAACCCGCAGGTGTCCGAGAGATGATGGACCGTCTCGCCGCCTACGAGGACACGGGGCTGACGCCGGAACTCGTGCGAGAAACCGCAGAATTGGCGATATGGGTGCATGATAATGGCCTTGAAAAGATTAAGAAATTGATTAACGCCGACAAGGACGGGCGGCTGGTGGTGCTGCCGTGCAAAGTGGGCAGCACGCTATGGGTGCCTGGCTGTGACAATGTGCCGCGAGAAATGGAGCTTGAAGCCCCGGACATTAGAGCTGTTTGCACAGATGAGGATAATCTGTGTATGTCAACGTGCAATCGAAAGCCGGACGGGTTCTGCGCGTATCGTCTGCGTAATGATGGTGCTGACATCGGCAAAACCGTATTTCTCACCCGCGAGGAAGCGGAGAAAGCATTGGAGGGGATGGAAAATGACTGACATGGAACGCAAGACCTTCTGCGCGGCGCTCAGCCGCTACGGCGCGCAGGCGCAGATCACGATGGTCTTTGAGGAGATGGCCGAGCTGCAGGATGTGCTGTGCAAGTTCCTGCGCGGGCGCGTGGACGGCGGCACGCTCGCCAACATCGCCGAGGAGATCGCCGACGTCGGGATCATGCTCGACCAGATGGCGATCGAGTTTGAGGTCGAGGACGCGGTGGCGGAGCAGCGGGCCTTTAAGGTCCGTCGGCTGCGGAGCCGGCTTGAGTACGTGGGACAGGAGGGCTGAAAATGACACTAACTGAGATGTTTATAATTTGTGATTCGTGCGTATATGCGCCATGCCTTTGCGGGAATGACCCTGAGAACTGCGTGGCGTATGTGATGAGGACTTCTGACAATGGCTGAATACATTGAGAGAGATGCGCTGCGACAAGCGGTGCTGGAAAGCCAGCACGACAACTCCCATCCACGTGGTTGGGCTCATATTGCACATGACTGTGAGCACGCACACTTTGTAGCGATGATCGACCGCTTCCCCGCCGCTGACGTTGCGCCGGTGGTGCATGGACGCATTGTCGGATCGCTTGAGGATGTGCGCTACCGCCGAAGGTTTTCCTGCTGCGAAGAGGACGCTACAATGATAACCCAGTGGGTATGGCCGAAGTACTGCCCCAACTGCGGGGCGAAAATGGACGGAGGTGCGGACAATGCCTGAATTTAGACGCTTGACCTACAAGACGCCGGACGGGGCGTGGGGCATCAAGGGCGTGAGCCTGATCTCCTGCCCGGCGCGGCTCTACGGCGCGGCCGCGAAGCTGTGCGACATGGAGAGCCTGTGCGAGGACGTGTACCGCGCCAAGGACGCCGAGCTGACGCTCGACGCGCTGCAGGAGCTGGTGGACAAGGGCCTCGGCGGACGCTTCCTCGATCTGCGCCGGGCGCTGAAAGGAGTGACACTATGACGGGGAGCAAGGTGCTGGTCGTGAAGCTGCCGGAGCTGCACGCCGATGTCAAGCAGCTCGAGGCGTTCCGCGCCTATGTGTGCGACGCGCTCGGCGCGGGCACGCTGGTGCTGCCGCTCGGCACGACCTATGCGGTCGAGGAATTTCCCCCGCTCGGCGCGGTGGAGGTGGTCGCGGGGAGTGCCGTGCCTGTCGTGATCGGCGGGTCGAGGCCGACGCCTGCGGGCGGAGGCGGCGGGCTGGTCGTTGGCGGGCGCGTCGTCCGCTCGGTGCCCGATTCGGGCACCGCACCGGAGCCGGAGCGGGCGGAGGTTCCCTCGGAAACGCCGAAGCCTCAGCCGGATGCGCCAGCCAAGCCGACGCCGATTTTGAGAAGCCCTCCGGTGCGGAGCGCCGCGCCGCGCTCTCATGCTCTGCCGATGAGCGAGGGAGAGATCGTGGCGTCCTACCGGCAGGCGGCAAAGCCGGCGGCGCAGATCACGGTGCTTGCGGATCTCAACGCCTGCTCTAAGGAGCGCATTGAGGAGATCCTGAGCGAGGCCGGCGAGCCGCTGCCGAAGAAGCGCGGACGCCAGAAGCAACCGGAGGGCGCACATGAGTGAGCGCTTCTACTGCGTGCGCCAGCGCGCGGGGAATCTGGTTAAGGAGTACCGCGGGACGATGCCGCCGCGCTATGCGTCCTCCGACACCGACGAAGACCGGCGCGCCAAGGCCGACCTCAAGGCGCAGCGGCGCACGGTGCTCAACCGCGACTCTACCGACCGGCTCGAGCTGATGATCGCGCTCATGGGCAAGTACGCCACGCACTACATTCTGGAGTTCGACGACGAGCATCTGCCGGAGCGCTTTGCCGACGTGCGCAAGGCGCTGCGGTCCTTCCTGCGGCGCGTGGAGCGCTATCGAGGCAATGGCGGGCTTGACTACATCCCGGCCATTGAGGGTCTGCACGGGGCACACAGGTATCACATCCACCTCGTCGCGGACTACCGGCAGCTCTCGCCGGCGGAGGTGCGGTTCCTGTGGCAGTGCGGCGAGGTGACGGACTGGCCAGTATTTAAGCGGCACGGCAAGGCGCTCGGCTACCGCTACCTCGCGCGCTATCTCACCAAGGAGCGCAGCGACGGAATCATTATCCCGGTGGGGCGGCATCCGTGGAGCTGCTCGCGCAGTCTGCGCGCGAAGCTGCCGCCGCCAGAGGTGTGGCTCGACGAGAGCGATGCGATCACGATACCGTTCGACGCGATGCTCCCACGGGTGCGGACCGGCGGCAGTCAATTCGGCAGCTACCGGGTGGCGAGCTGGATCGAGGCGTAAGGAATCGCGTGCGCGCGTGCGCGCGACATTACTTGTAACCTATTGGCTTTTTAGTGACAAACGCAGAAAAGAGGGTGAAAAGTGTTGCAATCAAAACGAAATGATGGTAAACTGGTCACAAAGGACGGATGGCTGATGTGCCCGAGATGCGGGCGCGGCAAAGTCCTTCGGCTCGATCCCGGAACCAGAGCAAAAGACTTGCCGGTCTACTGCAAGTGCTGCCGGATGGAGTCCATCGTGAATATCGACGAGTGCCTGTGCCTTAGCGCCTGCGCCACATGATCCGCTGTATGCGGTTTGTGTCGGTGCAGGCTTTTTGTTTTGCCCGGAGGTGATAGCCCGATGGCCTTAAAGCCGCTCCGACCCTGCCGGCATCCCGGCTGCTGCGTGCTGGTGAGCGATGGATACTGCGACGCCCATCGGCCGCGCGGCGACCGGCGCAGTGAGGAAGCGCAATCCTGGCGCTGGATGTACCAGACCGACGAGTGGAAGCTCGACCTGCGGCCGGCGCAGCTTCTGCGCGAGCCGTTCTGCCGCGAGTGCGCCCGGCACGGGCGGCGGGTCCGCGCGACGGACGTGGACCACATCGTCGACCACAAGGGCGACTGGCAGACCTTCTGCGACCGAGACAACCTCGAGAGCCTCTGCCACAGCTGCCATAGCCGCAAGACGGCGCGAGAAATGCACGAGAATCGCAGCAAATCAAAGCGCCGCGGTGCGGCGTCGAGGCGGTAGGCTTGGGCGCTCGGGCGCGTCGCAAGAGCGTCGCGCGGGGCTTCCTTGCAGACCCCTCCCCGGGGTCAGAAAGTTTGGGCGCTGCCCTTGGAAACCGCCGGCCCTCCCTCGTGCGAGATTTTTTCCCCACGGAGAATTTCGGGAGGCGGGCGCTGCGGAAGCGCAGCGTGGACAGAAAACTGCTGCGGAAACGCAGCGGAAACGGAAAGGCGCTGCGAAAATGCAGCGGGAGGCTCCTGCGTGTTCCCCGCTCTTTGACCGGGGCGGTCATGAATTTCCTCCTACCCCGCGCCCTCGAATCGCGAGGGGCGGGGAATGCGCAGGAGCGCCGCCGGTGGCGGAGAAAGCGACTAAGCATTCGAGTGCGCGGCGCTGTCGCCGCAAGCAGAAGCGCCGCGGGAACGGCCTGCCGAGACGGTGGGCCAGATGCGCAGGAGCAACAAAACAACATCCGGTGTGGTCCCCGGCTCTTGAAGCCGGCCATAGCCTTCACGGATCTGTCCCCCGCGCTCTCGCTCGTCGAGGGCCGGGGACTGCATCGGAGATATCGACAGGAGGCAAGGCATGGGAAAGAAGCAGACAGCAGGGCAGACGCCGGTGCGCGTGGCGGTCAAAGGCCTGCCGACAATACGCATCGACGAGCTGGTCCCCTATGCAAACAACGCAAAGATCCACGGGCCGGAGCAGATCGAGCAGCTGCGGCGCAGCCTGCGCGAGTTTGGCTTCGTCTCACCGGTGCTGATCGACGAGGAGCGCAACCTTATCGCCGGCCACGGGCGCGTAGAGGCGGCGCGGGCCGAAGGCATGACCGAGGTCCCGTATGTAACGGTGAGCGACCTGACCGAGGCACAGCGGCGCGCCTACATCATCGCCGACAACCGACTTGCCGAGACGGGCGAGTGGGACGCGGCGCGGCTCAAGTTTGAGATGGAAGATCTAAGCAGCCTTTCTTTCGACACCGCGCTGACCGGTTTCACGATGGACGAGATCGAGACGATCCATGTCAGTGCGCACGAGCGGGCGAAACCAGCGGCAGAAGGAAACAACTTCTGGGGAGATGTCGAGAGCGAAAGCAGCGAGGATTATGCGAAATTTGTGGATAAATTTAAGCCGAAACTCACCACCGACGACTGCTACACGCCGCAGAACATCTACGAGGTGATTCGCGACTGGGCTTTGGCGCACTACGGCTTGCAGGGCGCGCCGGTGATTCGGCCATTTTACCCCGGAGGCGACTATGAGCACGAGACCTACCCGGACGGCTGCGTGGTGATCGACAACCCGCCATTTTCTATTCTTTCGCAGATTTGCAGATTCTTTGATGAGCATGGCATCCGCTACTTCTTGTTTGCTCCAGCGCTGACGCTGTTTTCCACAAATGCGGGAAAATCAAACTACGTGCCCGTTTCGGCCTCAGTTACGTACGAAAACGGTGCCCGCGTCAATACGTCCTTTGTCACAAATTTGGGGGGGTGGCGCGTGGAGATTTCCGGGGAGTTGTTTTCTTTGATAGACGAAGCTGATAAACGTAACCGGGGTGAATCCCGGATTGAGCTTCCGGGGTACATTTATCCGCGCAACGTTTTATGCGTTCAGGATTTTGACCTTGCGAAGCATGGCCAGTCATTGTGTTTTTCCGATGAGGATCTTCAATTTACACGAGTTCTGGATGCCCAAAAGGAAAAAGGCAAGGCCATTTTTGGCGGCGGCTTCTTGCTGTCAGAGGCGGCGGCTGCTAAGAAATCCAAAGCAGAAGAAGCTGCGTTGGAAGTCATGAGCGCACGTTTGGCTGCCATTTCTGAATCTCAGCAAAACTCCCGCATGTCAGCGGAAGGAAAAATCATTTGGCCATTATCTGACCGCGAAAAGGCGCTTGTAAAAAGCCTTGGGAAGCACGGCGGTGCCGTATGACCGTGCAGGAGGCCGAGCGGATCATGTCCGCAACAGTAAGCCCGTATCTCAAGCGGGACATGGAGCGATATATTCGGCGGCAGCGCAGAAAGGAGCGCGGAGATGGCAGGAGCAAGACAACCGACCGATCTGGTCGTGAGGAACGGGCGCAAGCACATGACGCGCGCCGAGGAGGACGCGCGGCGCGACCGTGAGGTGGTGGTGCCGGCGCCGCAGCGGGCGAAGCCGCCCAAATGGCTGCCCAAGGAGCTGCATCGCGAGTTTCGCGCGATCGGCAAGCAGCTCATCGACGTGGGGCTCTACACCGACCTCGACGCGGACAACCTCGGGCGCTATCTGGTCGCCCACCACGAGTATATCAGCGCGACGGCGGAGGTTCAGCGGGCCTTGACCCAGGCACCGGGCCACGCGCGCGACTTAGAGGCGGCGGACGGCTGGGGGCGCGTGCAGGAGCGCTACTTCAAGCAGGCGCGCAACTGCGCGAACGACATGGGCCTGACGGTATCGAGCCGCTGCCGGCTGGTGCTGCCGAGCAATTTGCCCGCAGCGGCGTTCACGCCGGAGAGCGGGGCGGATGAGTTCACGGAGCGGCTGCGGCAGCGGCAGGCGGACGCGCTGGCGCGGAGCCTGTAGCATGGCATACGTTTTCGACCGCGAGGCGGGGCAGTTTGTGTGCGACTTTGTCGAGCGCCTGCCGACGACCGACACGGGCAAGCTCTTTTCTCTCTACGACTGGCAGCGCGAGGCGCTGATGGAATTTTACGGCACGATGGACGTGCCCGAATCGGGCACGGATGAGGGCGCAGAGCGGCTGCGCCGGTACTGGTACCTCTACCTCGAGATCCCGAAGAAGAACGGCAAAAGCGAGCTTGCTGCGGCGCTGGCCCTCTATCACCTCTTCGCGGACGGCGAGCTGAACGCGGAGGTCTATGTCTGCGCGGCGGACAAGGAAAACGCCTCGATCGTCTACAACGCGGCGATCTTTATGGCGACGAGCGCGCCGTGGACGGCGAAGATGATCGCCCGCGGAGAGCTGCGGCCCATCGAGAGCCGCAAGCGCGTGGAGTATCGCAGGCGCGTGAAGACCGGAAACGGCGGCTACAAGTGGATCACGCTCGGCATCCTGCAGGTGCTCTCAGCCGATGCGGACACCAAGCACGGCTACAAGCCGAGCTGCGTCATCTTCGACGAGCTGCACGCCCAGCCAAACCGCCGTCTGTGGGACGTAATGACCGGCGAGGCCGGCGCGAGCCGGCGGCAGCCGGCATGGATCGTGCTGACGACCGCGGGCGACGACCCCGACCGCAATTCGATCGGCTGGGAGATCCACGAGAAGGCGGTCGCCATCCGCGACGCGCGGCAGCTGCGGCGCATCCGCGCCGAGGGCGGCGATGTGCGCAAGGTCCTCTCCCTCCGGCATGTCGGGGACGAGGACCTTGCGGACGCGGAGGCCGAGCTGCTCGGCCGTGACGAGGCCAACTGGCTGCCGATCCTCTACGGCTTAACCGCGATGTTCGGCGATGACCCGGACGACCTTGAGGCGCTGGACATCTGGGACGAGAGCCTGTGGTATCTCTGCAACCCCTCGCTCGGCAAGCACCTGCGGCTGCGCAACGTCCGCATGGAGGCAATGGCGGCGCGGAGCAACGAGGCAAACGAGCGCAAATTCCGCTGGCTGCGGCTCAACCAGTGGATCACGACGAAGTCAGTCGGCTGGATCTCGCTCAACCTCTATGACAAGACGCAATGGGGGCCGAGCAAAAAGCGCGAGCGCGAGGAATGGCTGCGGCAGCTGGACGGAAAACTCTGCTACGGCGGCGTGGACCTTTCCACGAGCCGCGACCTGACGGCCTTCGTGCTGCTCTTCCCGCCCCAGCCAGGGCTGGACGCGGCGGTGCTGCTGCCCTATGGCATCTGGCGGCCCGAGGCGACGGTGGACGAGGCGGAAAAGCGCGACCACGTCCCCTACCGGGACTGGGCGCGTGCCGGCTTCCTCGACCTCTGCCCCGGCGAGGTCATCGACTACGGCGCGGTGGAGGAGCGCATCCGCGAGGCGCGGGAGCGCTACGGCCTGCGCATGGTGGGCTTTGACCCGTATCTGAGCCGGACCATCACGCAGCGGCTCGCGCCGATCGTGCCGATCATCGAGATCCCGCAGGACCTCAAGAACATGAGCCCGGCGATGAAGGAGACGGACGACATGATGCAGCGGCACACGCTGCTGCACGTCCACAACACCTGCTTCCGCTGGACCTTCGGCAACGTCCGCTGCCATGCGGACGGAAACGGCAACATCAAGCCGCTCAAGAATAAATCAACGGGGCGCATCGACCCGGCGGTCGCGAGCATCATCGTGATGGCCGTGTGGATGGTTGCCAGGAATCAGAAGCCCGATCTTGCCGCGGCGGTGGCACGGGCGGACTTCACGCTGTGAGGAGGAAGGCTGTGGAAAAGCTGCGAGACGCCGCGCTGCTGCTCGGCGTGCTGCTCATTACGCTCGGCGCGGGCATGATCTACCTGCCTGCCGGCTTTATCGTGGGCGGCATTCTTTTGATCGCAATGGCCGTTGTTGACGGCTTTGACGATAGTGCAAACGACGAAGGGAGTGATGGTCAAGCATGAGCATCATCAAGGGCCTGCGCGCGGCAACCGCACGCTCGCCCACCGTGAGCAAGTCCGTAACGGTCGGCAGCCTGACGGCTTCCGGCGGTCTGGCCGTCGGCGAGGACCCGCAGAGCGCGGCGCGCAAGCTCAGCGCGGTCGACCGCTGCATTGAGCTGCTGAGCGACAGCATCGCGAAGCTGCCGAATTATGTGATCGACACGAGGACGCGCGAGCGCACGGACCACGAGCTGCTGCGGCTGCTGAACATCCGGCCGAACGAAGCTATGACCCCGTTCATTCGCAAGAAGGTGCTGGAGACGAGCCGCCTGGAGGGCGGCAACGGCTACGACTGGATCGTGCGCGACGAGCGCACGGGCAAGCCGGTGGAGCTGATCCCGGTGCCGTGGTATCTGGTGCAGCCCTGGCACGACATGGCGGGGCGCGTGTGGTACGACGTAACGCATCCCTTCTCCGGCAAGGTCATGCGATTGCCGAACGAGGACGTGTGCCACTACAAGAACGCCACGCGCAACGGCCTGCTCGGTCTCGGCACGGTGACGCGCGCCGGCGAGGTGATCGCCGCGGCGCGGGCCGCGCAGGAGTATGAGCTGAGCTACTATGCCAACGGCGGGCAGCCGGGCGGCGTGCTGGAGACCGACACCGACCTCGGCGGCTATGTGCTGGACACCAAGGGAAATCCGGTCAAGGCGGCAGACGGCTCGCTCGTGACCAAAAAGGACCGGCTGCGCGCCGAGTGGGAGCGTGTCCACATGGGGCCGAGCAAGGCGCACCGGACGGCGATCCTCGACCTCGGTCTCAAGTACACGAGCATCGCGGGGACGAACCGCGACGCGCAGTTTGTGGAAAACAAGCAGCTGTCGATCACGGACATCGCGCGCTACTTCGGCGTGCCGCTCTACAAGCTCAACGAGGGTAAGCAGGCCTACGGCAGCAATGAGCAGAACGCGATCGAGTATGTCGTCGGCACGCTGCACCCCATCGTGACCCAGTACGAGGAGGAGCAGAGCTACAAGCTGCTGACCGACAGCGAGCTGGCCGCGGGGCTGGAGCTGCGCATCAACATGATGGCGGAGCTCAAGGGCGACACGGCGAGCCGCGCGAACTGGTACCGCACGATGAGCGAGCTGAGCGTATTTAGTCCCGACGACATCGCGGCGCTGGAGGATCTGCCGAACGTGCCGGGCGGCAACCGCAGGCGCGCGAGCCTGAACTATGTGCCGCTTGACCTGTGGCCGGAGCTGAGCGCGCAGAGAAACGGCGGCGCGGCCGCCGGAGAGGAGTAAACCGCATGGATATGATCTTTAAGGCGGCACGGATCGAAAAGGCCGCCGTGGGCGAGCGGGAGCTTGCCCTCATCAACGCGCAGGCGCTGCGTGAGCTGAGCGCGGACGAGGTGTTCGCCTTCCGTCTGGCCGCCTGCGACAACCAGATCGACCGCGACGGCGAGCGTTTCACCGAGGCGACGCTCGAGCAGCTCAGCAAGCTCTACATCGGCAAGCCCGTGCTGCGTGACCACCGCTGGAGCGCGGAGACGCAGACCGCGCGCGTGTACGACGCGCAGGTGGCGGACGAGGGCGAGGTCAAGCGTCTGGTCCTCAGCTGCTACATGGTCCGCACGGCAGGCGCCGCGGACACCGTCGCCGCCATCGAGGGCGGCATCCTGCGCGAGTGCAGCGTGGGCTGCGCGGTGGAGCACGTCAACTGCTCGATCTGCGGCGCGGATCAGCGCAAGACGCTGTGCGAGCACTGGCCGGGCCGAGAGTACGACGGGCAGCTCTGCCACTTTGATCTTGACGGCGCGGCGGACGCCTACGAGGTAAGCCTCGTGGCCGTGCCCGCGCAGCCGGAGGCCGGCGTTGTGAAGGCGAAGCGCTACGGCGGCGCCGAAATGAAGGAGACCCACGCGCCGGAGGGCGCGGATAACGACGAGCACTGGGCGGACGAGGCCGCACTGGAGCTTGAAAAAATGAGATTTTAAGGAGGCAAAAAATGCGCAGAAAGTACAACGATTTGCTGGCGAAGCGCGCCGGCATGCTCACGGAGGCCGAGGGCCTGCTCAAGGAGGGCAAGCGCGAGGACTATCGGAGCAAGATGACCGAGATCGAGAACCTCAACAGCGAGATCACCGAGGTCAAGACCTTCATCGAGGAGCAGGACCGCAAGTTCCTCGAAAAACAGGAGAACCCCGCGGAGGCGCGCGACAAGGCGCTCGAGCGCGCGGAGATCCTGCGCAAGGGCGGCGAGGTGAAGTTTGAGGCGGCGGAGGTCCGAAAGGCCATCACGCTCGCGACCACTTCGCTCGCCGAGCCCACCGGCGTGGGCCGCGACATCCGCGGCGGCGACGCACCGATCAGCGCGATCATCGACCAGGTGCAGGTTGTCAACCTCTCCGGAATGGGCGAGTATCAGGAGCCCTATGTCATCACCGAGCTGGACGCGAAGGTCGGCACGGTGGCGTCTACCGCCGGCAAGGCCCGCACGGCGAGCGCCGACCCCACCTTCGGTGTGGCGCAGATCAAGCCCTACGACATGAGCGTGACGAGCTTCGTTGACCGCAACATCGGCAACCTGACCCCCGCGGACTATTACGCGAAGATCTACGGCATGGCGCTGCGCGCGATGCGCCGCAAGTGCTCCGAGCTGATCGTCAACGGCGACGGCGAGACCAGCCATGTGTTCTACGGCATGAAGAACGCCAAGAACAAGGCGGGCGCGAGCATCTTCGCGAGCGTGGACGTGGCCGCGGTGGACGTCGACCTGCTCGACACCCTCTATTTTGCCTACGGCGCGGACACCGAGGTCGGCGGCAGCGCCCGCTTGCTGCTCACCAAGGCCGACCTCAAGGCCATCGGTCAGCTGCGCGGCACGAACGAGAAGCGCCGCCTGTTCACCATCGAGCCGGACATGGCGAACCCCAACGTCGGCGTCATCCGCGACGGCGGCGTGGTGATTCCCTATACCCTCTGCCCCGACCTCACGAGCCTTTCCGGCTCGACCGCGAGCACGAGCGCCGCGATCCAGACCATGATCTACGGCAACCCGCTCAACTATGAGCTGGGTCTCTTCTCCGATTTCACCGTGCGCGTGGACGAAAGCTACAAGGCGCAGGAGCGCCTGCTGACCATCCTCGGCGACGTGATGGTCGGCGGCAACCTCGTGGTCGACAAGGGCGTCGTCGTCGCGACGCTGCCCAAGAGCGGGGGCTAAGCGATGCTGCGCGAGAAACTGAGCGAGATCGCCGTCTACTGCCACGTGGAGGCGGACGACGCGGAGCTCCCCGGCTTTGTGAACACGGCAGCGGCCTACCTCGCCGACGCGGGCGTGCGCGAGCCGCAGGACGGCTCACCGCGCTATGCGAAGTATCTGCAATGCGTCAAGTACCTCGCGCTCGACCTCTACGACCGGCGCGACACGGCGGTCGATGGGGCGCTCGGAGACAATCCCGCCTTTCGGCGCCTCATCAACCAGCTCAAGCTGACCGAACCCGTGCCCGATTCGGGCACGGGCGAGGCGGCGGAAGGGGGCGCGTGATGCACGTCGACGCGGGGAAGCTCTCAAAGCGCATCCAGTTTTTGCGCAAGACGACCAAAAAGGACGCCGACGGCTACGACGTACCCGGCGAGCCGGAGCTCGTGCGCGAGACCTGGGCACAGTTCTCGCAGACGAGCGGAACGGAGCTGATCCGGGCAAACGCCGAGTTCGGCGAGGCGAAGGTGCGCTTTCTCACGCGCGCGAACCCGGAGCTGCTTGACCGGCGGCTCCTGATCCGCTACGACGGGCGCGACTATAACATCCTCTATGTCAACACCTACGGCGACGAGGGGAAGTACATGGAGTTCTGGTGCGAGCGCATCACGCAGGAGGGCAAGGTATGACGCTGAATGAGCGAATCATCGCGGTCGTGACGCCGATCGTGGCGGTGTGTGTGCCCGACCTGCTCGTCACCAAGCCGGGCGAGACGCCGCCGGAGGAATACTGCACGTTCAATTTCCCGCTCGAGCCCGAGGCGCTTGCCGACGACACCGCGCAGCTGCAGCGCGCGCTCGTGCAGCTGCACTACTTCGCGCCGCTCAAGACGAACACCGTGCCAACGCGCCGCGCACTCTGGGCGGCGATCGCAGCCGCGGAGGACTTTTCCCCCGCACTGATCGAAAACGCGACCGACCACACAGGACAGCACTATGTCTTTGAGTTCGATGCGGTTGGGCGCTGGCTGGAAGATGAGCGCAGTGGCTGAGATCCGTTTTGACGGGCTGGACACCTTTGTCCTCTCGATGCGGCAGGTCGCGGACCTGCCCGACGACGTGCATGACGCGATGCTCAACGCCGGGGCTGACGTGGTGGTCGAGGCACAGCGCGCCGAGGCGCGCAAGCTCGGCAAGCCTGGCGGCTACCGCAACAGCCGACAGAGGCGCGACTATTCGACCGGCATCACGGCGGAGTGCATCAAAAAGGGCAAGGTCAAAGTGAAAAACGGCGAGCGCGGCATCTATGTGACGCCTACCGGCACGCGCCGGCGCGGCAATACGACCACGCGCAACGCCGAGATCGCCTACGTCAACGAGTACGGCACGGATAGCATCCAGGCGCGCGGCTTTATCCGCAAGGCCAACGAGAAGTGCGCCGACGAGACCACGACCGCAGAGTTTATGGTCTACAACCGATTCCTCGAATCCAAAAACCTGTAAAGGAGGGCACAACTATGCCTCAGTACGGAGCGAAAAATCTCCAGTGGGCGCCGTTCGCGGCGTCAAACCCCGAGCCGGAGGACGCACTGCCCAACTACGGCACGCCGATGAAGCTCGGCGACCTCATGAGCGTCGCCGAAACGCTCAACTTTTCCGAGGTCGAATCGCGCGCGGACGATGTGCGCAAGATCTACCTGCGCGAGTTCGTTGACGGCTCGCTTGCCGTCGGCGTGCTGGAGCTGCCCAACGAGACCGCCTCGGCCGTCACCGGCGCGCAGATCGACAGCACCGAAGGCGCGAAGGACATCCATTTCTCCAGCAACGACACCGCGCCCTACGGCTGCCTCGGCTTTTACACGACCAACATCAAGGCCGACGGCTCGAAGTATTACAAGGGCATCTTCTACCCCAAGGTCAAGGCGAGCCTCGACGGGCGCACCTATAACACAAAGCAGAAGACCATCGTGCTCGACAGCCCCAAGCTGACGCTCTCGGTGGACGCCTGCAACACCGGCGAGTACCGCATCGAAAGCGACGAGCTCACGACCGAGGCCGCCGCGAAGACGTGGGTCAACGGCAAGGTCAAGGCCGCGGGCGGCGGCTGAGAACACCAAGGAAGGCGCAGCACCCCGCTGCGCCTTTTCTCAAATCGGAGGCAAATATGAAACTACACGAAGTTGATCTTTGCGGGCAGCACCTGTATCTCTGCCTCAACGGGCAGGCGCTGTTCGACATTTACGATAAATTTGGCACCAAGGGCTTTATCACCGACCCCCTCAAGGACAGCGGCAAGAAGAGCTTCGAGGCGGTGTGCTATTACCTATTCAAGCTCTCCGAGCAGGGCGAGCTCTACCGGCGCTGGCAGGGCCAGACGCACGGCCCCGTCCTCACCGAGCAGTTTTTCCGCGTCAACCTTGCCCCGCATGAGGTCGCCGCGGCAAAGGACGCCATCCTCGCCGCCATCGTCCTCGGCTTCCGGCGCGAGGAAAAAGAGACGGGCGACCTTGACCTCGGCCTTGTGGAGCTTCAAAAAAAAACGGGATCTCCATGACGCGCGCGCTATGGCTCCAGCTCCTGACGCAGTTCCTGCGCCTGAGCGTCCGCGAGGGCCTGCTGCTTACGCCGGGGCAGGTCATGGACCTGCAGGAGCTTGAGGAGCGCCGGCGCGGACTGAAACGAGAGGAGGAGTGAGCGGTGGCAGTACGCCAGATCACCACACGGCTCGCCATCGACGGCGAGCAGGAATACAAAAAGCAGCTCGCGGCGGTCAACCGCGAGCTCGGTAACCTCGGCGCGGAGATGAAGCTTGTCGACGCGCAGTTCAAGGGGCAGGCGAACAGCTCCGAAGCGCTGCGCGCCAAGCACGACCTGCTCAAGCAGTCCATTGAGCAGCAGGTCGGCAAGATCGTCTCCCTCGAGGGCGCGGTCGAGGAGGCAACGGCGGCCTTCGGCGAGGCGGACAGCCGCACCGACAGCTACCGTCGGCAGCTCTTAAGCGCGGAGACCGCGCTCGCGAAGCTCAACGACGAGCTGAACGAGAATGACAAACTGCTTAAAGAGGCTGAGGACAGCGCGGACGGCTGCGCGAAGAGCATCGACGGCTACGGCAAGGCGGTCAAGGATGCCGCAGGCAAAACCGATGATCTCGACGATGGCCTCGGCGGCATCGGTGGCGCACTCAAGGGCCTGCGCAACGAGGACGGCAGCTTTAACCTTGGCGGCGTAACTTCGGCGCTCAGCAACCTCAAGGGGCTGCTGGTCGGCGGCGCCATCGTCACAGGCGCGAAGGCGGTAAAAGACGCGATCTTTGAGATCGTAGAATCGACCGAGGAATACCGCAAGATCATGGGCACGCTTGAGGTCTCCAGCGCGGCTGCCGGCTACACAGCCGAGGAGACTGCGCAGGTCTACCAAGAGCTGCAGGCCGTACTCGGGGACACGCAGACCGCCGCGACCGCGACGGCGAACCTGCAAGCCCTCGGCCTCGCGCAGGAAGACCTCAAAGTCCTTGTTGACGAGGTCATCGGCGCGTGGGCGACCTACGGCGACTCCATCCCAATCGACAGCCTGAGCGAGGCTGTGAACGAGACCGTGCAGGCCGGAAAGGTCACCGGCGTCTTTGCCGATGTGCTCAACTGGGCGGGTGTGAACGAGGATGAATTTAACGAGAAGCTCGCCGCCTGCGCGGATCAGTCTGAGCGTGCGCAGCTTGTGCTTGTGCAACTCGCCAATCAGGGCCTGCGCGAAACCGGGCAGGCGTGGAAGGACGCCAACCAGGACATTATGGAAATGAACCGCTCACAGGAGAAGCTCAACGCGGCGATGGCGCGGTTGGGCGAGCTGCTGACACCCATTGCGGCTGGTATCGTCGGATTCACGGCGGACATTGTTGAGGGCGTAACGGCTGCGATCACTGCTATTAGTGATCTGATCTCGAAGATCCGCGAGGCGCGTGAAGAAGCAAACGAGAAAAATGTGGAGCGCTCGTCCACCTCGAAACTCTCCCGCTACCGCGCCGAGGCGAGGCTGCGCGAGCATCTCTCCGGCTCCCACGCCGCGGGGCTCGACCGCGTGCCCTACGACGGCTATCTCGCCGAGCTCCACGCGGACGAGGCGGTGCTCAACGCGCAGGAGGCCGCGCTCTGGCGCTCTGCCGCGCGCTACGGCGCGTCCGGCGCTCTGGTGGCATCTCCCCCTGCCCCGTCTCCCACGACCGCACAGAGCGCCGCACGGCGCGAGAACGTGACCATTGACGTCACGCTCGAGCTGGACGGCCAGACACTCGCGCGCAAGCAATACCCGCTCATGCAGGCCGAGGGCCGCCGGCGCGGCACCCCGCTGGCCGGAAAGGAGGGCACCTGATGGCGAAATATCCAGCTATCGTGGATGGGCAGGACTTCACCGACTTGTTCCACAAATACGGCTACGAGGTCAGCTACGAGTTCCGCGAGGGCGAGAACGGCGGCCTCATGTGCTCCGGCGACGAGCTGCGCGACCTGCTCGCCGTCAAGCCGACGATCGTCGGCACCACCAACGACGCGCCGACCGAGCGCATCACCGCGCTGCTGACGGCCTGCCTCAAAAACGAAGTCCTCTTCCGCTACTTCGACCCACGGACCGGCGCGGAGAAAACCATTACCGCGCACCCCACGGTCGACACCGTGTCCGTCCTGCTCGACGACAGCGGCACGCACTGGTGGAGGGGCTTCCGCGTGACCATGAGGGCGAGATGATGAGTGTGAACGCGATAAAGTACAAAGGCGAGCTCCTCGCCGAGGACAGCGCCCTGCTCGCAAAGTCCCCGGGCATCCTCGGGGAATACAAGGAGCTGCGCGCGGACGCGCTCGAGGCCGACACGCTCGACATCACCGTTTTGTCCGAATCGGGCACGATCCGGAATTTCAAGAAAAACGACAAGGTCGAGTATTTCCGCTCCGGCAGCCGCGTCGGCGTCTACTACCTGCAGAGCGTCACGCGCGTGGGGCCGAAACTCTACACGCTCTCCGCGCTTTCCGCGGTCGGGCTGCTGATCGTCCGGCCGCACCGCGGCGGCATCTACACCGGGCAGACGGTCGCCGAGGTCGTCGCGGAGATCTGCGGCGACATCCCCGTGCTCATCGAGACCGTCTACCGCGGCATCAAGCTCTACGGCTGGCTGCCCATCGCCTCGGCGCGCGACAGCCTCGTGCAGGTGCTCTTTGCCATCGGCGCGTGGCTGCACACGGACGAGAACGGCACGCTGCGCGTGCAGAAGCTCTGGAACGGCACGGCAAGCATCATCGGCCCCGGGAGCGTCCACGCCGCAAACATCCAGGTCAAGTACCTCGACCCCGTCAGCGCGGTCGCCGTCACCGAGCACCAGTACATTGCCGGCACGGAAGACGTCACGCTCTTCGAGGGCACGGCCCAGCAGGGCGACGTGATCGAGTTTGACGAGCCGGCGCACACGCTCACGGCCGAGGGCTTCACCATCCTTGAAAGCGGCGCGAACTACGCCGTCCTCTCTGCGGGCACCGGCAAGCTCACCGGCAAGAGCTACGTCCACAATCGGCGCGTCGTCACGCGCACCGTGACCGAGGGCGCGGCCGAGCACGTCGAGGAAATCACCGACGCGACGCTTGTCTCGCTCGTCAACTCCTCCGCGGTCGCGCAGCGCATGGCAGCCTATTACGCCTGCCGCGAGCAGCTCACCGTGGACGTCAACCCCGCGGGCGAGCACGCCGGGCACGTCGTCTCGCTCTGGAACGAGTGGGACAAACAGCAGACGCTCGCCTGCATCGCTTCGCGCGAGACGAAGATCTCCGGCCTGCTCAAGTCCCGCACCTCGGCGCTCGTCGGCTTTCTCCCTCCGCAGCCGGAAACCACGGAATACTACGACGAGCGCGTCATTCTCACAGGCTCGGGCGAATGGACGGTCCCGGAGGGCGTGACGAGTTACACCCGCGTCCTTATCGGCGGCGGGCGCGGCGGCAGCAGCGGCCATCGGGGCGAAAGCCCCGCCGTGCGCGCATCAAAGTCATGGACTGAAAAATATGATGCTCTCAGGCGCTTCGTCGGCTTGGACAACGGCGTATCGCTGGAGGGCGGCAAGGGCGGCGAGCCGGGAGACGCGGGCGACGGCGGCAAGGTGCTGGTTGAAACCGTCACCGACGCCGTACCGGGCGCAAAGGTCTCCTATGCCTGCGGAAAGGGCGGCTACGGCGGCGTCTTTTCGCAGGGCAACGACGCGGGCGCGCCCGGTACCGCGACCACAATGGGCGGCGCAACGAGCGACACGGGCTCGTCGAGCGAGGCGGGCTACACCGACGCGATCACGGGCGAGGTTTTTGCCGCCAAAGGCAAAAGCGGCATCGCGGGCAGCCCGGGCAACGGCTACACATGGAGCGATGGGAAGTATACCTACCAGCCAAGCCCCTCCATCACCGTCGACGGCGTGACCTACTCCGCGGGCAAAAACAAGGAGGAGGTCGAGGGAGAAGACGGGCGGGGCGACTACAAAATCGCGCCCTACGGTTATGTCGGCTATAGCTGGCGCGGCGGCTACGGCGGCGGCGCGGCGGCAGGCTCCAACGGAAACGACGGCCTTGCAAACGGCAGCGGCGATGCGTATATCGGCTCCTCGAGCGCATTCGCGACGGTCACGGCGGCGCGCGGCGGCGCGGGCGCAGACGCAACGCCGCCCGCCAAGGAGAGCCGTTACGGCTGCGGCGGCACAAGCGGCCACGGCGGCGGCGGCGCAGGCTCCAACGGCGTGGCGGACGCGCACCAGACGTCATCGGAAAATATATCGGTCTCGCAAGCGTCGCTAACTGCGAGGGACACCGAACCCGCCCCGGGCGGTCGCGGCTCCGACGGCGGCGAGGCAGGCGACGGCTGCATCATCATCTACTATCGCAAGCTCAAGCCGCTCAGCGCGGGCTGGCTGCGCGACAACACCCAAAAGCCGCTGCTCGACCGCCTCGGGCGCAGGATCATCGTTTAAGGAGGGCTTTCTATGCCAGACGATTATTACGTTTCCCAATACTCCGGCGAGGAAATTGACGCGCTGCTCGGCGGCGCGGGCGAGGGCACCGTCCGCTACGACGCGGCGCAGCCCCTCACCGACGCGCAGAAGCAGCAGGCACGGGCTAATATCGCTGCCGCGCCGGATGGATTCGGGCTCGGAGGCTCAGCAACGCTGCTAACATCTGCTGATAATCTTGACGCTCTGATGAAAACCGGCTGGTTCTACTACAACACGTCAAACGCACCTCAAGGAACGCTTCCGACCGCGTTAGCATTTTATGCTACTCTGGTTCACGTATCTGCGGCAGGGAATACTTGCATGCAGGAAGCCTATGACCCTACAGATAGTACCCTTCACGGTACTGTTTTAAGGCGTACAGTGTATGGTTTGGGGGCTGGGGCACAAATATACCCGTGGGAGTGGGTCAATCCTCCCATGCAGCTCGGCGTCGAATACCGCACCACAAAGCGGTATCTCGGCAAGCCGGTGTATGTTAAGGTAGTCGACTGTGGAAATCTACCAGCAAGCGGATTAAAAAATATAGCTCACGGAATTGCAAACTGCAAACCGATACATGTTTATGGCGAAATGAGCAATGGCAACACTTTGCCCTATGCAGTAGGAACCAGTTATTATATATCAGCTGATGGAACCTATATACAGATTTATGTTACTGGTGACCTTTCTAATCAAACAGTGAAAGCGACAATTAAGTACACGAAGACGACCGACTAAGGAGGAGACGCCATGAAAATCATCAAATATCAGCTTTGCACCGAAGTCAACCGCGGCACGGAGGATGAGCCGCAGATTGAGCAGGTGCTCTCTGACGTCACCCTCGGATGGTCAGCGGCCAACGAGCAAATCGCCAAAGCCGAAGCCTACAACGGCGAATACATTATCGAGGACGACGGAAAGCCCGAGCCTGCCCCGACCCAGCTCGACCGCATTGAGGCGCAGACCACCTACACGGCCATGATGACCGACACGCTGATGGAGGGCTGAGATGAAAGAAAAA